ACTCTTTCCCTACACGACGCTCTTCCGATCTGTGTCCTTCCGTTTGATATTTCTTGTGCGGATTCTTCCAGTAACCAGCAGCTTACAGTCTAACAGGTCTTTTACCTGGTCGATTGCTGTTAAGCTCTCAAAAGCTGGCGTACCTTCTTCTACGATCACCTGGGTAATATCCTTAATGCCGCTTACCCTTTCTGTTGCCATGTTGAACCCGTAGTAAGCTACTCCGCGCTTATCTACGCTTACCTGGTGCGGATACTCTAACGGTTCTCCGTACAATGTTATATAGTTATTCATCTGTTTTACTCTCCTTCTCATTGCTTTTCGCTTCCCAGTACTTTCCTTCGCTTTCATAGTACAGTTTGTACATTCCTGGCGACCACTCGCCCGTCTCTATTGCACTTTCCATACTCACACATAAGCCCATATACTCTGTAGTCTCATACGGGTACGTGCCGGAAATATGTATACAGCCCTGGTATTCTCTCGTAACCCCGGTATCGTCTGTAACGGTAATCGTTCCCCAGGCGTTTTGTTCCGTCTGAATCTTCCCGGATTCCGGCGCTACTGCTGTTACTTTTGGCTGGTTCTCTTTGGCAATGATCGCGGTAAGCAGTACAATACAACATATTGCGATAGACCCCGCGATAGATTTACTACATTTAGTTCTTGCCCCGATGATTCCTAATAACATCAACGCAATCATTACACCTAAAAATATTTTCAGTCCTAACACTCAGTCTTTACCTTCCCCATTTACTACGGAATATAGCCAGGCTCTTTTTAAATTCGTCCTGGTTTTTCTTCTTTTGTACTACTTCCGGGTCGTCCGGGTTCTTTGGTTCGGTTCGGTGTCTTAAGTCCGGGCGTTCTGCTGCTGTAAGTACCAGGGTAGTACCGTAGATATCTACAAAATGCTTCTGCCCGCAAAAGCTACATTCGTGTTCGGTGTTGTCCTTAAGCCCTACCAGTACACGCCCGCACTGTAAACAGTGCTTATGTTTCTTATTTTTCAAGCTTCCAACTCTTTTAAGTGTCATTTCTTCGGTTTTCCTTTCTCTTCCGGCGTTTCCTTCGCCGCCAGGAACATTTTAGTAGCAATATAAACGGCTTTCTGCATCGAAGTATCAAGCTGTCCTACAAGTTCCAGCGCTTCGTCTGCTCTTGCCTTCTGTTTATCAATGCTCATAACTGCCGCTGCCATATTTTCGCCCCTTTCTTCTTGCCCCGTATCCGAAGCCATAACCGAAAGTATAGCCACCGTAGCCGCGTTCCTCTTCTTCGTCGCGCTGCCCGCTTACTTTCACGTTCTGCCCGGTATATGGAACACATGATAATACTGTGTCTCCTTCGTTCTTGCAGTTGCTTATCGCTGTACATTTGTTTCTTGCTGGTACTAACCTGGTTTCTACTCTCCCGCTTTCCTTCTCAATCTCAACAACCCATTTTTTCACTGCTTCGTTCTCCTTTTCTTTGTTACTTTTTCGCGATTTTACCTATAAACAAGGGCTTTACGACTGCTGCCACAGTCTTTTATCTTTGGTTCGTGCTTCTGATTCTTTTAATCTCTTCCGCTACGTTCTTAGAAGTCCGCTGCTGTAATAAATTGTCACTGATCTGATATGTGTACTCACTTGAACCAGGAAGCTTTATGGCTATTCCTATAGGAAGTTGCCCCATTTGCATAGCAACCCGGATAAATTGCGGCGAAACGCCCAATATTTCCGCTGCTTCCGCTGGTTTTATGTTGTTTTCCCTCAATCTATCCCGCCTTTCTATGTAATATCCGCCCTCTGCATTTTCCCAGGCTTGGGACTGGCTACCGCGGTAGGCTGCATTACGGGTTTAGGCATTTCCCCTACCAGGTGGCGCGCGTGAATGATTCTTTTTCATTTTTGTGCTTCTCCGTTCCGGCTTTATTTACTGTGTAGTCGCTTTTTCCCATTAAAAAAGCTGTAGAAAAACCTGTTATACGTCCGCACACTCTCTAGCTGGTGTACCCGCTGCTATTTTTATCACAGTATCCAACTTAAGCTATTCGCTTGCTGTCGCTGCTGCAAGGTAGCCAACCTTGCTACTAATGCGCCGCGTGGGACTCGAACCCACGCCCGCCCGGTTATGAGCCGGGTGCTCTGACCAACTGAGCTAACTGCACTTGCTGGGCGACTGCTGCCGCCCTGGTGTTTTATTCACTCCTTCCCGCGAACCTTGGTACAAAGTCCCCGAAGTCCGTTGCCGGGAAGTTTCCTCTTACAATATTTCCCTGTATCCTTATAAAATCATGTGCAAAGTTGGAATTATCCGCGCCCAGGAAGTCGTCCAGCCTTAAATTAAATTTTCTGTCTGCGCTCTCTATATCCATAATCGCGCTTATCGCGTCACCCTGCATAATTCCCATTGCTTTAGCTCTTGCGCAAATCGCGCCATATTTTCTATTTCTTTCCTTCTTTTCTTCTACTGTCATTCTTCTTTTCTCCTTTCTCTGCTAAGAGTGTAGTAAAGTGTCTATCCAGTTCCCCGGTTGTCAGTCCTGTAGTTTCTGCCAGTCTGTCTACAAAGTCACAATAATCTTTATGAGCTTCCTCAAAGCCTTCCTTTGCTAACAGTGCCTTCTCGATGTTTCCCAGCTTTTCTAAGCCTTTTGTTTCTACTTGTTTCCAAATTTTAAATTGTTCTTCGCTCACTTCTCTACCGTCCTTTCGTCTTTCGTGTTATAATCTTTTCAAGTAGCTTTATGCTACTAATACTCTTCGTGAAAGGGGGTGTATCTTATGTCAAACTACACCGACCCATTCACTAAAGAAGATCGGGAATTACTTAGTGAAATCTCTGGCAGTGTTTCTGCATTGTCTCAGAACTTCCAGGATATCCCGGAAGACCACCCGGTAGCAAAAACTTGCAAGAGTTTTATTGCCGCGTACAATGAGCTATGTTCTTTAGCTCTTAAGTAATTCCCTGGGACTTCCGAAAGTTAAAGAAGCCCCGCCGGAAGCTGCTGTATTAAGGGTACAGTAGCTTCCTTTTTTGTTGTATCCTTTGGGGTGGACACCAACCCAATCACTAAAGAAATGTTATAGTCATTATTGACTATGTGATTATAATATCCCACATAGCGTGTGTTGTCAATAGTTTATTTTCACTTTTTATTGACTATGTGGGATTTTAGTGTTATTGTAATGTTAAATTATTAAAGGAAGGGGGCTAGTGAATGAAAGAACGTATAAAAGCTGTTCGTAAACACCCGGATATCAACTTAAGCCAGGAAGAGTTTGGTAAGCGTGTCGGTGTAAAAGGTAATACGATCGGGAATTATGAGTTAGGGTTACGCAATCCTTCCGAAGCTGTTATTTTTTCGATATGCCGGGAATTTAATATAAGTGAAGAATGGCTTAGAACTGGTAATGGGGAAATGTTTAACCCTATGTCCGAAGATGAAGAACTGGACTTATATGTAGGTCGTATCTCCGGCGGTACTGATGAATTTAAGAAGAACTTAATTAAGACGCTTTGCAAATTGTCAGAAGACGAATGGGACGTACTTAAGAAAATCATTTCAGAAATGAAATAAGGGTAGACGCTATTAACGCCTACCCTTTTAAGCCCAGGATATAAAAGTATATCTTTCTTAATAGTTTTTCTTCCTGGATAGTGTCTATAAGGTTGTGTAGCTTCTCACGCATTATAGTTAAGCCCCCTTCCTTTTGACAATATCCATTATATTCCTATTTTTTCTGCTCGTCCCGGATTTTAAAAACATTTCCAGGATTGTGGAAATATTTACAAGAATACCAGGTAAAAAGCTGTGTTATGATATACTACTTATATTCTGAATCGTACAGATCGCTTATACGGCAGCCTAAGCCTTTGGCTATTTTTTCCAGGTTTGCCAGTGTTGGCGAAGTTTTACCATTTTCAATATTATTTAGTGTGGACTTGCTTACACCAGTCATTACGGCTACAGCTTCCAGCTTTAAGCCTTTAGCTGTACGCACTTCCCACAAATTTACTTTTAACATTATCCTACCTTCCTTTCTGCGCGATAGGATAATGTTATTATCGGCATCTAACTGCCGGAATCATTAAATTGAATACAGTATTAACTAAACCTTTGTAAATTAAAAAGCCGTCCCGGGCTGCCACCCGAAACGGCTACGCGATACCTATAAACAAGGGCTTACAGATATAACCAACGCACATATAATTATATCATAAGCCCATATTTTTAAAAAGGGCTTATTTTTTATACCCTTTTTTAAGGAAGGTGTGATTATATGAAATTACCTAACGGCTTCGGAAGTGTTTATAAGCTCTCCGGCAACCGCCGTAACCCCTATGTAGCAAAGAAAACAAAAGGCTGGTATATCGACCCGAAAACCGGGAAAGTAAAACAGCTATATATAACAGTCGGCTATTATCCTACCAGGAAAGAAGCACTTACCGCCCTGGCAGAATTTAACGCCAACCCTTACGATGTGAACGCCGCTAAAATTACTTTTGCCGATGTGTATGAACGTTGGAGCGACGAACATTACCCGACAGTTAGCGAATCTAACGTAAAAGGTTACAAGGCTTCCTGGAAGCTCTGCGATAAAATCGCTTCAATGCGCTTCGTTGATGTTAAATTAGATCATCTTCAAATGGTTGTTGATGAATCCGGGAAGAATACCCCTACGCTTAAGAAATTAAAAATTATGCTGGGGCTTATGTACAAATATGCTGTAATACATGAAATAATACCGAAAGAAAGAAATATGGTCGAATATCTAAATATTAAAAATGCTGGAAATCCGAACGCGCTAAACCGTGAACCGTTCAGCAAGTCGGAAGTTTCCCGGATATGGGACGCTAAAGAAAGTAACCCGTATAGATCGGAAGAGCGTCGTGTAGGGAAA